CTGACCACAACGAACGGACAGCAGAAGCCCTCAGTAAACTGGGGCCTGACGATATCCTCATTCACTTGGGAGATTTCGCCTTTGCTAATTATAGCGAAGCTGCTGAGATCATGAACCGATGCCCAGCGCGAAGTAAGATCCTGCTGCTGGGTAACCATGACGCCCAGTCTTACTCCTACTACATCCGGCACGGGTTTACTGCTGCAATGCAGACTATGACACTGGTGCATGGTGGTAAGAACATCTTATTCAGTCACCACCCCATGAGACGTTTAAGCTGGGGACCGTGTTTAGATCTTCCTGATGGCATCGACCTTAACATTCACGGCCACCTGCATCTTCGCAACCACCGTGATGAGGAGTCAGCATGGCAGGATGAGAAAGATGAACGCTGGTTCCTGCTCTCACATGAGGCAGTGGGCTACCGGCCTGTTCTGCTCGACGATATATTAGAGGGCAAGATCCCCCGTGTTCTCAAGGAGGATGCCATGAAGTATGTGCATAATCCTGAGAAGGTATTCTTTGACCCTATCCCCAAGAACTAATGGCTAGAATATATACTCCAGTGCGAGCCCTTGAACTCCCCGCCTTCCACGAGGTGGAGGATGGAGAGGTGACCTGCCTCCCTGCAACCGAACAAGATCTGTTTGAAGCATCTGCGCTACTGAGCATGGCTCAAGACTGGTTCGATGCAGGACTATACCATTTTGGTAAGAAGCTTAGTCCTTACGATAATACAAAGCATTGTTTAACAGACGGTCTCTTTGTTTACTACCAAGTGGAAGCAGACATCCCGCCACCACGCAAGCGGATCGGGGGACCGGAAACCAAACGCTATCCTGTTTGGGTTCGCGGGACTTACGGAGGCGGGGGTCACTACTCCCGTTGGGAACCACCAGAAGAACCGGCACCCGTCAACCCCGATGATGATTGCGGGTGCTTCCGTACACTAACGGATGCAGTTCATCACTCCATAATAGAGAGAGTAGATCAAATACTAATAGAAGCTGTATATTGTCTCCCTTGCAAATAAGACAAACAACCAACACCAAAACATGAAGAATACATGCTACATCCTGCGCGGTTTACCGGGCACAGGTAAGTCCACGCTCGCTAGACTATTAAGCGCAGCCAATAATCCCGAATACTGTCTCGACAGTTTTCATGTTAGAACCTTCTCCACTGATGACCTGTTCATCAATGAGGAAGGAGTCTACGAGTTTGATCCGTCGATGCTCAGACAGCATCATCAGGAGAACCTGCGACAAGCTACTGAGTTTATCAGTCGAGACCTACGTGAGGATCACGAAGAAATCCACATGACTCGCATTGCCATCATCGACAATACAAACGTCCAGCACTGGGAGTATGAACCCTACGTTACAGCCGCTGAAGAAGCAGGGTGGGATGTGCAGATCATCCCGCTCGCGTGGAATTACTATGACATCCCTGAATATGCAAAGAGAACAAAGCACGGTGTGCCTGAGGAGGCGATCCGGCGCATGGCAGATAGGTGGGAAGACCTCCCTAAGAAATACGTAGTCTTCCCCACCATCCATGACAAACTACGCGTCGATGGCCGGACCCAATGGAGCGCCCCGCCGTACGACAGCACTCAAACGTTTGACAAGTAATCTCCAGACAACACTGAATCATGAAACTAGAAACAGAAACACTAGAGGTAACTCTGTTCTTTAACAGATACCTGCCTGACAAGACGGCATCTTATAAACTGATGGATGAAATCATCGAAGCAGTCGAGGATGCAAAGCCAACTGATGCAACAAAGGACTTCCCTACTGCTGACGTTATCCAAACAGATGAAGGCCCTCTCTATAAGAGAGACTTCTCTTGCACGTTCGGGGCACCAAAACCACATGGACCTATGTGGAAGGTGCGACTGAGATGGATACGGGATATCTTTCGGTTCAGCATTGGCTATCGTATAACTGACTGGCTCACGTTCTGGAAGTGGGGGCCTTGGATAAAACCAAGTTTCTCAACCTATAACAGAGTAAAGTGTGAAGTTACGATTCAAAGCAACTGGCTATGTGCGTTTGTTGAGTACAAAGGTAAGTGCCATCCTATCGAACATTTCGATATGTATGCTCTATACAAAAAGTTTCAGGGGATCGAAGGCTTCGATAGCTATGATGCTTTCGGGTCTGCTTCCTTCGGCTACATGGCTGACCTCAATGGCGACCTCATGTGCGCATAGCTTTTACGACAACCACACAATGAAAAGCAAACAACTGGACCTTAGTCCTGAACGCAAGTCCCCCAACAAACGTAGGGAGAGAAACCACGTAGTGCATCTCAGGGATCCTGACCTGCACACGAAGATAAAGAAGAAAGAACCCGTGAGCCTGACTCCTGTATGGAATCCCTTTGATCCTTTACCTGAGGATAATAAGAAGGGCAGACTACGCACTCTTATGGGAAAGATCATCAACGTAAGGCAATGGATGCCAGCTATCAAACGTTTGGCACAGCAACAGTTACCGCTCATCGAGCTACGGGAACAACTGGCAAAGGAACAAGCTGACGTATGCAGACTGCTCAGGGATCTTGATTCCTGCACCCTGCCTACCGCAGCCGACACCGCCATCCAAAACTACTTAGACAGGAACAAGAAAAGACTTGACAAATAACTTATTATTTGTTATACTATATGAACAGTTGGGAAAGGCATCTTAACTGTTCTTCAACCAAGTCAAGCGGTCAAACGTTTGACAATGCCAAAAAAGAAAAGTGAACGAAAATACACACACCACAGACAAGGCTGTTGTTCGTAAGACAGCAGCAAAGTACGGGGAAACATCAACCCCTAATCAGGCATCAACTAATCAGGGTGCATTGAGCATCGGCGCAACGCTGACAGTCAGCGCTACAGGCTGGGACAAGACGCGCCGCAACAAGAAAGGAGAGGCAGAGTATGCTGCAAAGCATGGCACTGACCCCGCCGTCAACAAGATGATTAGCTCTATCACTGATAAGAAATGGACTAAGGACATCAACGGGTATGTTGCGAAGGTCCGTAGAAGAGTGAATGAACTGACCCTGCCTTGGGATCAAGGGCAACGCCGAGTGCCAGCTCTCATGGTTCCTAAGGTCATGAAGTACATAGCGGAGGCTAGAGCAGAGTATGACAGATTAGTCGAAAAGTTTGTGCAGAATTGGCCGGATATCCGCAAGGATTGCGAGGTCAAGCACAACGGAGACTTCGCTAAGTTTGCCCACCTCATCCCCGCAGCCGATGACCTCGACGCTGTTCGTCGCAGGTTTATCCTGTCCTTCAACTGGAACTCCTTAGGAGGTCTTGAAGATATCCATGCTGATGTCCGTGAGATATGGGAGAACCAGCAGCAAGATCGCTTCAACGCTATCACAGAGCAACTCCGTGAGAGGTTCCGTGACAAGCTCAATCACCTTGCCTCCCGCTGCCTCGTAGCAGGAGATGAGGGCACACGTTGGGCCAAGTCTACCTTGGGTCACGTTGTGGAGCTGTGCGAAATGATACCATCCATGATGGAAGCGGAGTGGGTAGACAATGAGCTACTGCTCGCTATCGACAATGCCAAGCACATGCTGACTGGTGTGGATGATGACTCCATCAAAAGCTCCAAGATTGTAGCCAACGAAGTTCGTGCCAAGGCTACTGAGATTGCGAACTCACTTATGTAATGAAGTTGGGGGGCCGCGCATCCATCAACAACGCGGGAAGAAAACAAAACAAAAACAAAAGACATGTCACATACGACAATTATATCCGAAGATATTGTAGAGGTTCTTGAAGTGAACCTGAAGGAAGGTAACGAAAAGCCTGTGCTACTGCTTAGTCCACCGGGACCGGGTAAAGACGCACAAGTTACTAAGTTCGCTGCCAAGCAGGGGTTTCATCTCATCGACTACCGTGTAACTCAGAAGACTCCGCAAGATGTGCGAGGGTTTCCTATGCCTAATCGGGAGACAAAGAAGATGGAGTATATGATCGATGAAGACTTTGACTTCAGAGATGACAAGCCGAACTGTCTGTTCATCAACGAGATGCTGAATGGGGCGAGCGCTACGCAGCCTACACTCATGCAAGCTGTGCTGGACAGACGCATTGGTCAGTTCTTCTTTCCAAAAGATACCTTCACTTGTGCTGCGTCTAACCGTGTGTCAGATAAGACAGGGGTCCAACGTATGATTGCTGCTCTGGCAGACAGGTTCAGCATCTTTCTCGTGGAGCCGAACCTCGATTCATACCTCCGCTATCTGGAGAACATCGGGTTGTATCCTGAGGTATATGCTTATTTACAGTGTAACCCTGAGGCACCATACGACTACGACATCAAGAAGTGGGACGGCGAGTCTAACTTCCCTACCTTCCGATCCTTCGACAGGCTGGGTGCTATGGTCAACGCCTTCGACAGTCCCCGTGAACTGGCAGAGCACAGACTTGTTGTGCCGCTATGTCAGAGTAAGGTGGGTGAGAAGCACGGGCATATGTTCGCTGACTTCCTCAAGCTGACTTCCCAAGTCGGCGATGTGGACAAGATGCTGGAGGATGCAGACCGTTGTTCGATCCCCAACAAGATCGACATCGTGTGGCTCATTGCTTGCCGCCTCATCTCCTTGGCTAATCAGAACAATCTCAAGCAGGTGCTTACTCTGGCACACCGCTTGACTGACCCCAACAAGAACAATCCCGACAAGCTCAACTCCTTGGAGTCCTTTGTCGGTACTTCTATTCAACGTGTGAAACCAGACTTGACCCGTACCAAAGTCCTTTTAGACTGGACGATCAAGCATGGGGACGCCCTCTCAGGAAAGCTCGACTAACCTAGTCCATCACATTCTGAATCACGAATCATCTCCCGTGGTTATGTGGTCTACTACCGATCCTCTCGTTGTCAGCATGTACTTCTGGCTAAGGGATATGGGTAGTGACCACATGGTCAGGGATGGCGAGTCAAACATGAAACTCTCGCCGGAAGCAGATGAACTGCTGCGGAATCATCGAGGGGTTGTCAAACGTTTGACAAGACTGAACAGGAAGAACAAACATGAAGACAGAAGACAAGATCGCCAAGGGCGATACATACATCACGACACAGCACAGCTTCTTTGGTATGGCGGCGAACGCCATGCCCGTCGAGGTTGTTGATGACCCAAGCATCACAGCTTGGACAGACGGAATCAAGCGGGTCTATGGACGGCAGTTCGTGGACGGCTTGACACTCAAACAGACTGTGGGACTTACAATCCACGAAGTGTTGCATCCATTCTTGCAGCACATCAAGCGACTGGCGAGGCAGTTCGAGGCCTGTAGTCACACAGCCAATTCAGCAGCCGACTACGAGATTAACAACTACGTTACTCTCTACAATCAGACTGCCACCATCCCCATCGTCCTACCACCGCAAGCTCTGGTGGATCTGGAAGAGCATGGGACCGAAGCCGCTGAAGTTATCTTCAAGAAGATATACAAGAAGAAAGATGGTGGTGGAGGAGGTGGTAAAGAACCATGCGATAAGCCAGACAAAGGTACAGGTCAAGGAGGTGGGCAAGGCAACAAGCCCTCCAACAAAAAGCCTGACAAAGACGGCAAAGGTGGAGGTTCACAGCAAGGTGAGCAACCGCAAGGTCCGTCCTCGCCGGGTGAGTTCAGGCCACCGAAAGAGAAGAGTAAGCTACAGGAAGTGGCTCGCAAGTGGACTGAGATCCTGACCAGTTCTATCCAAGTAGCCAAGCTACGTGGTAAGGGTGGAGGCAAGTTCATGGAGGCACTGGAGAAAATACTGGAGCCTCCTCTGGACATTGAGTCTTTGCTGGAGCCTTACATCAGTGAGTTCTGTGTAGCAGCGGAAGACCCCACTCGTTTGGACAAACGTATGGTTGGATACTACGACCTTTGTGTACGTGGTATCGAAGGTGAGCGTCATGGCACTATCGTCTATGTCAAAGACACCAGCGGTAGTATGGACCGTGAGACACTGGAGTCTGTCATGGGTGTGGTGCAGACCATATCCGACAGGCTCAACCCTGACCGTATCATCGTCATTGATGTGGATGCCAAGGTGCAACACGTTGAGGAGTTCACACCGGGCGAAGATATACCCATCGAAGCCAAGGGCAGGGGAGGCACTGACTTCCGTCCTGCGTTTGACTTCATCGAGAACAATCTGGAGGAGGCCCGTGTCATCATCTACGCGACTGATGGTTATGGCCCCTTCCCAGAAGAAGAACCAGATACACCTACCCTGTGGTTGTCATGGGGTAAGGACGAAGATGCTTACCCCTTCGGGCAGGTGGTAGACATCAAGCAACTAATTGCCCAAGCTAGAAAGTAGAAAGAAAAGTAAAATGACAATAAGCGCAATACTGAATCATTTGATTCAAGATCCCTACGGTAAATACTCTAACCCGTATTTCCGTAGTATTGACGGGGTATTATTTACCAAACGAAATAGTGGTTGGCTGGGCAGACCGTCCGATCCCGAAGCATTGAAACTAAAGCTGTATGGCCTAGACATAGATGAACCCAACGATAACGGGTATGTCTATTGTGGCGAACCACACTGGGTTGTCGCAGCAGTAGTTGAAGACGGGGTGCTGTTGACTACCTCTTACTTCCATGACTTCAGTGCTGAAAGGAACCGTGGAACTGTCAGTTCGGCTAAGACTGACTTCCTGAAATACCTGACTACAGGTCTAGAAGAGTGGAGAGACCCCGACGATGTGCCACACTACGATACCAGAGGAGGGAAGCGCCGCTGCGATGCGACTAAAGTTCCGTGGCAGAACCGAATCCATATCCGCATACCAGAGGGTTATCCTGTTGTCCTCAGGCCTCGCGCCCAGAGAATGGCTGACAAGTATGGTATGATCCGTATGTGTATTGAGAAAGCTCTCGATAAGTATCGGAGAAAGTGCAACGTGCCCTCTACTTGGGGTGAAGATATTGAGCACACTGAGAAAGAATGGTTTGCTCTAGTTCTCCAATTCGCACTGTGTGGTATTGCTAAGAGAATCGTAGATGCTGAGAACAAGTTTGCTGGAGCTTTGACGAAGGTGGCCTTTGATGTCGGGACAGACATTACGCCTGAGGTAGACGCAGTCCAAGAAGCCCTCTCAGATAGTGACTACGATTTAGCAACTGAGTACTTCAACGAGTTGCAGGATAAAGTAGATACATTGCACAACCTTATTTATCAAGGGGGCCAAGATATGAACGGGGCCTTCGACAACACGAACCGCCTACTTCTACCTTGCATGCCTTGGTACGGTGATGATGAGGAGACTAAAGAGTCTACCATCCAGCGTGTGAGGAAGTTGAGCGAAGGGGGTTATGTACATCGACAAGAAAGTGTTATACGCATCCAACTAAAAGATAGGGATCTATTTGAAGCGTGGAAAGACTTGTCAATTCTTTGCCGCAATCTTGGGATGCCTGTTTCTCCCCCGCATGGAGTCGATGTAATCAAACCCAACAGGGGCAAACTTGCAGCCTTGTATCCCGCGCTTGAGCAAGAGATAGTAGATGCCCACCACCCAGAGCCGCAACAAAGCACTGAACAATTACTAGGGTAAATGAAAACAGCTACAGAAAAACAAATAGGGAACGCAGTAGTAGAGATCAAGAGTCGTCGTGAAGACAATGCCTCTGGTTGGTCTATTATATCCTTCACTCCTACAGGAAGTCTGAGAACTACCAGACCCCACATCGAGTCGGTGCTGGACAAGTTCGTAGACGCGATCATCGCATCTGTTGATCGTGATCTACTACAGGATGATGGCCTTGTTGCGGAAGTAAAAGAGGCTGTCCTCTCTATCATTGATTAACATGCGTCACTATGTGCAGATAGTGGAACCCCTTGGGCTACCCATGTTCGTGGACGGGATGTACGTTGCTGATGAGTTAGTGCAGCAACGGGCACACCTTATCCAAGACGGGGTAGTTCAGGGGGAGATGGAGTTGCAAGAAGGCGAGCCTCTGATGATCGCAATCAGAAGCCTTCTTCGCAGCACCTACAACGCTAGTAGGGAAGTGGATAAAGACTTAGGGATTGATGGATCTGAAAATCGTTGCCCAAACTAAAATAGTCAGGGACATTATTATAAGTAGATCTAGGATGTCAGAGGCCCATATACGTGGGCTGGGCATAAAATCCAAATGGTGCCTTATGGGGATATTGGTAGCCAAAAGAGAATTCTACATGACATGGAGGCAAGCGGGGGCATGCTTTGGGGTGCGCCCCCAAACCGCAGCGAGTTCTGCTCTACGCTACGAGGCTGAAGTTTTTGATAGCCCCAGACTATTCGAGATTTTTACTGATCTGGGATGTCTAGCACAAGAGTACTGGGGCCAAATTTCTCAATCTCTTCCTGCCCAATCCGCAAACGTTGCAGCCCGACCTGACCGTCAGGAGTGATGCCCATCACGCTATCGACGAAAGGTTTAGTAAACACAGGCCTATCCATTTCACCGAACACTATATTCTGCTGGCGGCGCTGTCCCATCCCAAGACTCCTTAATGACATTATGTTCTTAGCTTCTTGAGGGGAAAGACCTATTCTATTTGCCGCATACAACGCACGATAGATTTCCTCGTCCACCCGCTTTCTAGTTTTTACCCACTTGCGAACAGCTCTTCTTATCTGACCTTCAGTCAAAGAACTAGTAGACTTCAGAAGATTCAAAGAAGATGTAGCTCTGTTTCGCTCGTCTCTTTTCTTTTCCAAGAAGCGACGGAAACTAAGTTTAGCGTCTACTTTCCAAGGCTTAACAGGTGCGAGTTCTAGAGCTAAGGATGTCTCAGGAGACTTAGAGGGGTCAGGTGGAAGATCCCCAAAGCTTTTAGCTTTGATCGCTTTGATAACTGTTGCGACTGTCCTTGGTGAATAAGCCTCTTCAAATATGTACGCGATGCTTTTTGCGTAACCAGTTAGGCCATCAGCGTCTTCGTATATAGGAGCGCCAGTGTCAGATCGTTTATTTCTTCGTACGTCTAAAGCAGCACCCAAGAAGATCTGCTCATCTAAGTATGTGTCCGTTAGATTTGTGATCGCAGCTTTAAGCCCCATGAGAGGTTCGCCTCTACTTATATGCTCCAGCAAACGTAGGGCTGGATCAGTTTCTACCGCGAAAGGATTTAAGAATGTTAAATCCCAAGAGTAAATGGTGTCTTTAGTGTTAGGGGTAAAGCCTTTTGTGTAGATGAAGGTGTTCGTCTTTTTGTAGATCGGGCCAGCGGCGCGGAGAAATTCATCCTCATCCTCTCTAATACCAAGCATAGTTCTGAGAACTGTTGGTATCCCCATGCCCATTCCTAGTAAGACAAAGTTTATACCAGCCATTCTCTTTAGCCCCCGTATTCGTATGACAGCGTTATTGCTCTTTATCTCCTCTGCGGCCAGCTTGTATGTATTTACTGTTATGCGGAGCACTTCTGTTTTGAATCGCAGGAACGGTGTTAAGAAAGATCCGAACTTCTTACCGGCCACCTCTACAAGGTGTAAAGAATCAGCATAGGACTGGGCTGTCTTTCTTACTTTCTTAGACGCCATGTCTTTGATTTCGTAATCAGACATATTTAAGTAGATGTCTGATTCATCCGTAGGATTGTTCTCTCTAGACCACTCTCTTGCTTTCTTGAGATTCTCTACCTCAAGCTCAAAGTAAGCTATTTTATAAAACGCATCGACCTGTTGAGACAATCGCTCTAACCTTTTTAGTACAGTTTGGTCTATAGCCTTACCTGTTTTCCGTGCCAGTTTAGTTAAAGCAGACAGTTCTTTCTGGGTGTCTCTGATAACATGCTTGCTAGTAAACAACTCACGTATCTGAGAAGCGTAAATGTCACCGCCAATGATATTAAGTGACCTTAGTTCTGCGTAGTAGGCATCGAAAGCGTCAGGATTTGTAAACCCTTTGACCACATGGGGCAGCCTACTCATTATTTTCAAGAGGCTAGGAACCCCAAACCCCTGCGCGGGGGCGAAGTAAAGTATGTTTCCGACTATGTTCCTTAAATAGAACCCCGCAGACCCTAGTGTTTTAGCCGACAACGAAGCCCCTGTGATGAAGTTCAACGCCGTAGCCATAGTGCTAACGCCATCTTCAGCAGTAGACGTTTGGTCTTTAGACACACTTGGGGAAAACATTTTTCTCATGCCCTTTGCCATTTCTGGCGGTACATAATAGTTAAACGTTTTATCGTAGTCTGAGGCTAACTGTGAATCAGGCTCTGGTTCAGCATCTTGTGTAAACTGCGTTCCTTTCCGCAGGTTAATCCACGTTCTGTACGAGTTGTCCCCCTCCGCAATCTTCTGTTGTACCTGCGCGTGTGTTAGAACAAAACCATTCTCTGGGTTAGACCCAAGCTCGATAAGGTTATTGTAATAGTTCTGTCTCGCAATCATTTGGGTAACTACACCCATAGTGCGGAAGATATTTTGGATGCCTTCTTCGTCCCCGTACCTACCCAACAAGTCTTGTATAACAGGAGGTACATTCCTTCTCTCTTTAAGGTTGCTGAGTAGTGCGCTTGTCACACCCTGAGCAGGTTTAGCATAATCGCCTGTAGTTTTTGAATGCAGCATATAGAGATACTTCTCCATAGCATCTGCAACAGGATCGCCTTGGGCTTTACTGGACTCTAACTCCAGAGTAGCTGCTCTCTTCGCTTCCTCGTAGGATATTTCAGACCCTTCTTTTCTAGATTTTCTACGTAAAGATCTGGCTTTAGTGCTTACATACATCTCCTCGAAGTAAGCGTAGGCATTCTTGTAAACCTCAGTGTTAGGGTCGCTAAGAATCTTGTCTAAATAACCTTCTTCGGTAAACAATTTGTAGGTTCTAGTGATGTAGATACCCATCTGACTATCAACCTTTAGTTTCAAACTATCTTTTAAACCATAAGTCTCAGCCATCACGTTACTAAGGGCGTCTACGAATGCACGTATATCTTGGATAGCCCTAGCTAAAGGTTCTGCTGATTGCTTAATTAGATTTCTAGCGTTGCTTATCCGTGTCTCAATTTCGGTTTTCAGCTTAGACTCTTCCTGCTCGATGGCGGTAGTCACAAGTTCTTTATATTTCTTGAGACGGTTGGGCTTTTTGATAGCGGAAGGGTCTAGCTCTCCAGCTAAAACTCTAGCTTCTGTTTCTCGCTTCCAGTCCCCATACAGATCGCGGCGAGCACGCCTAAAGTCTGCGTCAACAAACGCGTCCGCCGAACTACCGCTCGCTTCAGAGATTAACGCATCACTGACTTCAGGGTATTGTTTTCTTATGCGCTCAAAAGCGGACAACTTAGAGTTACCAATTTTCTCAACGGCGGCAGCGAAAGATTGCCTACGCTTTTCAAGCTCAAGGGGGCGGGGGTCAACGTCTCCAACAAGGAGAGCACCTGCTACTTGACCTGCCTTCGCAAGGGTAGGAGCTGCTTTTTCATAGGTGTAGGCGCTATACTTCCCATTTTTAAATGTGAGGACAGGCAGCTCTAAGGTATCGAACAATCCTTTGAACCTTGCCATTACGTCTTCTACAGAAGAGTCCATGTCGATCTCTCTTGCTGTAGCCTCAAATCTTCTAGCTAGAACACGGTAGCCAGCATCAGGGTCACGGGGATCGAAAGGTAATCTTGTCGCGTAGCCAGCCCCTCCATTGCTGATAAATTTAAGCTCTCTACCCATGCGGTTGAGCATACGCGACAACTCTGGATTATTCTTTTTGAGGTTGTATTTAGCGTACATTCGACGGAACCCTCTAGCCAGATAACGTAACAGAATGCGTAACAAACTAGGATTGGACTCATAGAAAGCTATATCCTCTTCTGTGCGAGTGCCTCGAACAATGCGTTGGAACTGCATCCGAATGATCTCCCCCGCCATTTGATCCTTAATCTCTGCATCTCCTGCGGCGATACCAGCCTTTAACCTAGCGTTTAGTTCTGGGTCTGAGGTGTACTCATCAATCGCTTCGTCAAAATCTATGTCAGACAAAGAGGCAATATATGCGTCCTTCTCTTGTTGGGGGATTGCCCTGTACTCTAAGATATGTGTTTCCTCTTCTGCGAAAACAGCCTCTAGTGCTCCTTTCACATTGAGTTCGTCTTTTAGCAGACCTTCCTTAGCCAGAACTGCATTTACTAAATTCTGTCTTGCTACAAATATCGCAGGGAAAGTTTCTCCAGAATCATCTGTAAGTAAGACAGCTACTGCTGATGCATTGGGGCGACCTTCAAATATCCTTGCTGCCTCACTCGTTTTCTCTACAACGGACACAGATATAGCAGGGTTTATATTTGCTATTGCTTGATCCGCTAGATCACGGACGGTTTTCTCTTGCTGGGGCGTAACCGCAGCAGTTTCACTCATTGCCTCAAAAGAGCTGAACAAAAGAGATTCCTGTGGGGGTGCCGGATCTTGGACGCTTTCTGTAGGCCTATCCGTAAAGTGGCGCAAAGAAGGCTCTACTTCATGGGTGGCTCTAAACCTTCTACTAACCGTTTCAAGTGTGCCAACCAAACTGCTGGGGGCATTGCCCATCGGATCAAGGGCGATGTTTGTTTGTTGCAGACCGACTAAGTCGGACAGGCTGCGGAAAGCTTTTCTGGTTTCCGCGTTAGCTCTAGCAGGAAACAGGTTCAAGAAGAAATCTAGGACTTTCTGGAAAACATTCTTCCGGTCACTCCTTAAAGTTTTCAGCGTATTTTGGAAAGAGCTAGAAGAGAAAAACGTAGCTACAAATTCTTCAAGACTAGACAAAGCGAAGTCAAACTCTTTGATCTCACGAATTCCTTGACGAGAGTCTCCCTTCAACCCTTTTAGACTGTTGAAGAGTTTTATGAGTTGGGCTTTAGCCCTTGCCTGTTTAGGAGTGAGGTTATCCCTAGTTAGTAAATCTACTGTAGAAGCATGCAGATATTCATGAAGAAGCACAGACTGGAGCCCGCTCCCGTTGTAGCCACCTAGGTTTACATAAACAGCATTACTAGATCTGTCATAAAACCCAGCACGGCCATCTGGTATATCGTATATTACAAACTGAGTTCCTGATAAGGCGTCAGGATTGGAGAGTAGAATGCGGGCCGCCTCTCTTTCTAAAGAACTAGAAGAGTTAGCAGCTATTTCTCGTATAGCTGCGACAACAGACTCAGCGTTACCTGATTCAAGCCCTAGCCTAGAAATTACCTCTTGGTTCTCTTGCCGGTAGAATTCTGTTTCTTTCTCAAAAATAAAAGAAGGCGCTGTGTATGAAATATACGTTTTGTCTAGAGTAGCTCTTAGCTTTGCAAAAAAATCTGTCAGAGTCGCTGGTACTTCTAAAGAGTTTAGAACCGTATCTATAGAGCCCTTCACCGCAGCAGATCTTCCCATGTATGTTCTAGCTAAAACCTCCAACAATTTTTCCGGCCCTAACACACTGGCGTCTTGTTCCGCAGACGCTCTGCGTCTCTCTTCAGACGCGGCTACAAAAGCTCTTCTTAAACCCGCAGCCAGAGTGTTTCTCTCCCCCTCAGTAGCTTTAGTCAGGTTAAAGTCGTTGATGATGCCGTCTATCGCTCCATCTATGTTGTCGAGTGTTTCCTCAACGGTGTTACTGTTAAGGTCAGACGGACTTTCTATAGACACACCCCCACCGGGAGCGTCTAAAGATACTGTCTGCGCCTTAAGTGAAGCCCCTACCTCTGCAACAGCAGCGGCTCTGCTGCTGGCTCTATTAGTAGCAGCACTTATAATAGCAAAGAAATCTGGATAAGAACCAGACCTATCAAGTAATCCAGCTTGTCTATTGTAGATAGGATTGTTGAACTCTTTCTCAAAGAACGCTTTTAAAGTCTTACCCTCCCAATCGCTTGCTAGTTTAGAACCTCTAGCGGTAGTAGTTATTTTAGGAGCTGCTTCTCCTTGCCCAAGGAAGCCGTTCTGGCGTATGAACACAGCCTTCTTCTCGTTATCCGTGTTGAACGGAAGGTCTTTACCTCTGCCTTTAACAAGGCGTTTTGCTATATTCTCTGTGGGGGTCTTTACATACTTAAATAGTTCAGCCTCTTTGCCCTTCTGCACCTTATACTCGCCCCCTTCAAAGGCGACTACCTTGCTAGTTAATAGAGTATTTAAGATGGCTTGTGTCTTAAGAAATTTCTCAAAGACAGTGAATACTTCTGACATAGCCGTGGACCGCAACGTATCAAAAGTTTTGCCTCTTAGAGTTGACTCACCACTTCTCATAATAGCGGTAACTACCGCTGCAAAGTTCTTCCCCTGTTCCGCAGCTAGAGTTTCTGTCCCAGCAGAAGTCTCGCTTGTCTCCTCTGTGACCATCTCATAGCCCTGCTCATACCTATCTGACAGTATCTTTAGGGCGTCATCAATAGTGTACCCCTCTGGCTCTCCATCTGCGCTGGAGTCAAAAAGAGTAAACGTCTCGCTTTTACTAGGGTCTCCTAAAGTTACTTGTAGTTTAAGTTTAGCCCCCTCATTGGGATTAAGGCCCTCATTAAGCTCAGTTTGTTTCTCGAAAAACTTAGATACTGCCTGCGGAATAACTGCATCCCGAACAAGAGATATAGTTACATTCTCTTTCGTTGGGTGGGGGCCTTGAACATCAACTACCGTAACTCCGTCTTCAGCAAATACGAAAGCTGGGTTTATTCCCCCCTCATCTGTCGGCACTTTGATAAGAATCCCGTCGAACTTACGCATCATGTCGGCCATCGAAAAGGGGTCGTTATTGAATGCCCCGACATGATTTTCACTATCAGCACGATACGCGATATTGCTTCTTCTAGACCGATACGTTTCCAACGTAACATCAGAAGGGAGCCCCTTTACAAGATCTGCCCCCGTTCGGATAGGGAAGTTATTCTCTATCTGCTCATTTATGTACGCAGTAAGCAGCCCCATTTTAAATTGTTTTGGGACATTGCCTTCACCTAACGGAGTTTTAAAAGGGCTAGGTTTAAACGCGATATCGGGGATACCATAAAGATTGTCTCTGGTTATCCGTACCCTTACCCCTCTCTTAATGAGATCTTCTACACGCTCTACAACAATCTGCTCTAGGTCTTCTTGGAAGATGTCGCGTTGTGCCTCAAATAGCCCCTTCTTCGCTTGAGCTTCCTCTCGTTTACTTAAGCCTAAAGCCTTGCGGACAAACTCTATCGAATCTAGGAAAGCATCTTCTTCTGTAAGAAACGAAGCCTTCTTCCCCTGTTCGGAACGTAAAAACTCTTTTACGTTTGATGGTGTTGCTTCTGCCTCGCCTCTACCTAAAAACTGAGTTACGACAGAAAGTAGATCCGCTTGAAAATCACCTAGTTCTCTCGCTTGGGGTGGCCCCACAAGAGAGACCATTTTGATCGCAAGGAAATCATTGACCTCGTTTACCACTGCGTTGGTGTCTAGTCCCCTTGCATTTGCATCAACCTGTATTAGAGCTAAGTCCTCTTCAGATATAAGTCCGGTAAGCAGAGCAAAATTTAAATTTTTAGCTGCTTTGCCGTCTACTTCAGATACTTGAGAAATAAGCTGATTTGCAAAAGCAGAAGAAGCTCCCGATGTTCCGACAAAGTTCCCTGCCTCATCTAAAGCTACAGGCCCACCTTCTTTAATAGCAGCGCGGTAAGCTGCGCGGTGTTCCTCAACAGAAGCATTGAAAAAGGCCTGAGCTAATTGGTCCGCAAGTGTTTCTATATCAGATCTTCCACGACCTTGTTCAAACAAAGGAGTCTCACTAAAATTAAATTCACCCTGCTCCTCTGACGTTTCTAATTGCCTACGGATCTCTTGTATCCTAGCACGAGTCTCTTCGTCGGGGTCAGTTTCTAGTCGGGCCTGTAATTCAGCAAGTTCCTTTAACAAATCCCCTCTAACTTGAGGAGCTACTCCCTCGTCTAGGGGAAGCTCTAGTTGTTGGGGAGACCGTTCATCACCAAGAGGTAGTTCAAACTGACGGTCCATGCCCGCTGGTGTAGCAGGGCCTTCTCTAGGTGGGGTGGCTTCTTTTGTTGGCTCTGCTGCTGGCTCCGTTTGTGGAGCGGGAGTATCTGCGGCTGGCGCAGGATCTCCAGCTTTGCCTTGAGCTGCCCTTTTCTTTATCTGGTCTAACCTTTCTTCAATCGCAGCGGCTGATTGTGGAGACCCAGAAGCTATCAGATCATCTGAGATACGTTTGACAGCTTCTTCTTGAGCTAGAACCTGCTGGTCAAATGCTCTTTGGCCTCTAACACCTCTACCAAAAGTCCTCCGCATCAAAGGAGGCAGGGCAACCCCGAACACACCACCGTAAAAAGCGGCCATCCCAGCATGCTTAACCCTGTCGGAAAACAGCATATCGTCCCCCGTAAATTCGGTCTGTATAAAGCTGTTGATAAACTCATCTGTGCCCTCCTCTAAAGCTTCGCCCACACCCCCTCTTACCAAGGGCATTGCTTTACGGAAGCCTTCTTGAGCTAAAAGTTTAGCAGAATTTGGCAATCCGCGAGCCGCGATCTTCGCTATTGCTAGATCAAGAACATCTTTGGAAAGCACTTTCCCGCCTTCAGCCACCACTCCTGTAGTGACTAGCCGCTCACTTAAGTTTCTTAAGTAAGACTTAACATTACCTACGGTAGCTTTACCTACCATAAAGTCTTCCACACCACCTAATCCAACTGCCCTGAATCCAAGAACAAGGCTTCCGGTTACAGCTCCAGCGGCTAGGCCAGCATACAAAGCCTTCTGGTGGCGGTCTTTCTCATCCATGTCATTGGGCAAAGCCGAATACACGGAGGCATAAGTCATGCTACCACTTCTAGTTGCAGCAGGTATAAATATAGCAGAGCCTTGGGCCACTTTATTGGCTACAACTTTGTTGTAAGACTCAATAACTTTGTAGGCAGAAATTTTTCTAGTAGCTTCAAGGGTACTCTTGGCATCATCTACACTAGCCAAAGATTGTTTTTTAAGTGCAGAGGGGGCGGCTAACTTTTGAAGCTTTGAGACCGCCGCATCTCCTTGATCTACGATATTTTTTCTTTCTGCTGACGTCAGCGTACGTCCTAATCGTTTTTCTGTAGCAGCAATTAGGTCTTTTTGATCTTTCCGAATGCCTTTTATTGCTGTTTGCAGATTTTTCTTAGGGTCTCCAAAATCAGCTATAAGTCTTTTCGTGACTAAACGGTTAGCAGCCTGCTCAATAGTTTCTGTGCCTTTCTGCCTGAGGCCTCCTGCTAAGATACCACTAACTAGACCTTTAGTAGTTACCCTAGCACCAGTCTTTAGCCCGACATAAGCAGCACCACCTACTCCAGTGGTAGCGGTAAGAAGAGCTGTAGCGCCAATATCGAAGATAACAGGAGCAGTCATCGACCCTAAAGTCGTTACAACGCCCTGCTTGTCTCCAAACATTTCTGCCAACTGAGCGCGTGCCTGCCGGTCTTCGTGGTTTGCTAAAAGTACATCACGAGAAAAATCATTACCGGCTAGAGTGCCGACACCTGCTACTGTGTCTACTACCGCATCAGGGATAGAGCGTAGTATTGTCCCTACAAACTCATTTTTAAACTCGCTGTAATCTGTGATAGCTAAGAAATCATCTAAGATCTCATGCTGCTTGCGTCCTTCAGCTAACCCTTGAGTCAGTGCGTCATTCCAATCAGACGACAAATACGTATTGTTCAGCGTTTTAGTATAGCTGGGGTACAATGCTTGTAGTGACAAGTCTCGTTCGTTCTTAAACCTTTCTTTTTCTTTGTCTGAACGCCCCGCTATTGCCTGTTCAAAAATGTCTCTCTTGGCAAAGAGGTTCTGGTGGATAGCAGTATCGCCATACCCGAAAGTCCTGATGTTGTTAGAAAGGTCATCCGAATCAAACTTGATTAGACCAGAACTCATAGCGGTCTGGCCTGCTACATACTCAATAGCAGCTAGTTTATCGGCAAGAGGTATAAACTCTGTGTCGGGGATGACTCGTTCTAGCTCGCGGACCACATCAACTTTCAAAGAGTCGGCGTCATAGTTGCCAACATCAGAAAAAGATTTGGTGTAGCGATTAAGAGCATCATCAAAGTAGCCATCACCTGAGGCATTGCGGAGCCCTAAAAAAGCTTCTTGGTAATTCTGGTATCTCCACAAGGGGGCGGTTTTGCCCTCTACAAGTCCAGTGCTTTTCTTTAACTCCAGAGCGTCTTCACTAGACACTAACCCAAAGTCACGGCTCTTCTGAAAAGCCTCGTAGAAAGACATGCCGTCAACAGCATCACCTCCTCTTAATCGTCTAGTACCGTCTGGGCCTTCGGTAATCCCAAAAGGGACAACACCGTCCCCCACTAATTTCTCTACTGCTTTATTGTAATTTTTATCTACGACATCAAAGGCTGCACTAAACAGCTCTTCCTCTTGTGCAAGGTATTCTTCTGTAGCTTCCCCGCTTTCCTTTATTTTTTGGAAAGCGTTGTATTGCCTAATCGGGTCAGCTTCTTCTAGCCCGTTCAACAAACCAGACCTTGTAACTATCTCTGATTTTTTCTCAAAACTCTGCGGTTCTGGTTTAACGAACTCCGCAATTTCTTCGCCGCTAAACCCATCGTTACGAAAAGAAGTAACCAGTTCGGAGCGAAGCGTCTCTTCTATATTATCGTTAAGAGTCTCATCCTCAACATAAGTATCCCGAAGGTAATCTATGTACTTTTTCTTCCTCTCAATAGGATCCTCAATACGGCTAGTAGCCGACCACTCGTTAATGTTTAATCGCTCAGACACAGCTAAGTCAGGGTATGTAGTTTATGTTATTCTGGATTTACTAATCCTTTTATCTGAAATTCTTGCGGGTTTGTTACTAAATCATCGGGGTCTAAAGTGCCGCGCTCAATCATGGCTTCCTGCCTTAGCAGCTCTTGGTCAAACCGCTTATAAAGAGATTGGTCATCTTCATTCGCAAACTCAGATTCATCTCTTCCGGTAAGTAGAACCAGTCTATCTATTAGTTGATTGCGATATTCTGGAGCAAACGTTTTGCCTCCAGTCCTTGCGAACTGCTCCTTCAAATTTTTCTTGCCCTCTTCGTCCGCTTGCTTGAATGCCTCAGAATCTTCTAAATCAATGTTCTTGATTGTTCTAAGTTTGCGGAACCTTTCGAGTCTCGCTTGGTCGAGTTCAAACTTCTCGCCAGCCGCTTTAGCTTGAGACTTTTGTTTTTGGAGTCCGTCTAATCTAGAGAAGGCTGTCTGAGTGTCGATCTCCCCCATATCAAGCTGTTGGATTGTATCGAACCCTGCCTGACCGTAATTGAACAACTGATTACGAAGCTGGGCTTCTGTTGCTCTTGTTTTTGCGTTCCTCTGATTATCGTCGTCGATCTTTGCATCCACTGATTTAAGCGCTTCATTGTACGCATTTTTAAACAGTGGGTTATAGGCGAGCATGTCTGGGTTATCTATACCCATCTTGAATATGGCATCTTTTTTATCGGCGGCAGGAAGTTCCCCCGTCACAATATTGCCAATAGCCTCGATCTTTTCTGGGTCTTGGGCTTCTTTGCGCCTAGCTAAATCTTCTTTTTGCTGGTCAAAAGCCAACATGCTCTGCCTAAAGGCAAGTTCTTGTGACTGCAATCTTGCAACATTGTTCCGCATGTTGGCTAACCGATCTTCTAGTGGGGCTACATTATCAACATAGTTAGCCCTTAGCCTTCTAAAATCAGCAGGGTTCATATTAGCCCTTGCCTCAGGGAAAAATGAATTAGTGCCTGAAGCCACCCTAGCGAAGGCTTTAATGTCATTATTAAGATCAGTAGCCATGCTATCGTGTGCGTATAGGATTGCGCCCTTTTAAAGGGGTTCCTCTAAACCCTGTTGATGCAGGATTAAGAGGTTCAAAAAATAACTGTTGTTGGGGTTGAGCAGCTCCTTGTCCTTGCCTAAGCCTGTTAAACTCATCAGCTAAATCGTTTATACGGTTCGCTGCTGCCGCTGCCGCTGCCTGTTCTTCTTGAATCTTCATCATGGCGTCGAGTTGTTTGGCTCTTTCAAGCTGCTCTTGTTCGCGGCGTTCAGGTGTAGAAATAGCGCTTCCTTCTTTGAGTCGGGCTTGAGCTGCTTGCATCCGTAACTGACTAGCAGTTTTCGTATCCCCTCTGCGTTGCGCTCTTCTTGCTTCTCTGTCTATCGCAGCAGAAGGTCTTTGAATAGATTTTGATGTCTGCATATCCGCAGGTCCTTCAGAATAAAGCTGACCTCTTCTCAAAGCACTCCCTGACCCAAGCTGATAGTTGTCGTCTTGCATTAGTGTTTGACGCTCTACACCACGAGCATTAGCAACCCGCATTGCAGCTTGTGCCCTTCGGGCAAATACTTCTTCAGCAGAAGGAGGGGCTTCTGGTGGTTTTTCAAAACCCCCTTCTCCAATGGCATCATCCCCTCCAAAATCAACAGGCCCCGTGGTTTCAGGCATCGGGGTTCCGGTATCAGGTCTAAAAGAATCAATCTTATCCGCCCGTTCTTTTTCTGCTTTAGATGCTTCCCGCTTATCTAAAAACTCTGTTAAACTCCTGCGTTTGCTGGGCTGCCCTTTTTTATCTCCGGTATCCCGATTAAACAAAGCATCCATCTTTCGCATCTCTCGATCTTGTTTGACGAGGATGTCCTCTTCTTCCTCTTCTGGTTTATTGAGATCAGGATAAAGTTCGGGGAAATTTTCTCTAAAATCTCTACCGACATTGGGGGCTTTCACCCTGTCGGGTTGTATTTGGCGGGATTTTTCAATCCCCTTGCGGATACCTGTTACGCCAGCGGTTATTGCAGCAGCAGGAAGTGCATACGCCTTGAGAGGCGCTGGAGCCAGCAGTCCGGCGATTGCGCTTTTTCCGGGGTTATCCCTGATTGTTTGCAGCAAGGATTTTTTGTCTTCGTCTTCTTCAGCCATGATTACCAAAGGTGTTTGCAAGCCCAGTAACGGGCGGTCGTTTTGTCTTTTGCTGTAGCGCAGTTATGCCGTGCTCTAAAATTAGCGCGGCGCTTGGGGTCTTTGTGTTTCCTGAAATCGCTGTAGTCGCGGTGTCCATAGGAAACTTTCTTTATTTTGTCCCCCTGCTTACCCAATACTACAAATTTTTTCTTCGATCCTTTGGGTGCCCGCTTAGGCTTATTGAACCCAGCATAGGTCTCCCCCATATACTGTATTCTACCCGATGGTAGTCGTTTAAATCGCTTAGACGCCACAGGCTATAAATTACCTTTTTGTAGGGATATTGTCAATTCTAGCCTAATTACTAAGCCTTGTAATATAACTGCTGGGCATTAGACTTTACGCTTATGTCTGAAAAGCTGTCTAAAGAAGACCTCAAAAAGCTTAGAGAACAGAGTCAGAAAGAGTTTTATGCTAGACTTCCAGAAGAAGCAAACGTAGGGCCTGTAAAACCAAGATCTAGTTTAGCTCGATTATTACGCGGCGTACGTAGAAAACCGGAGCTTGATGAAGTACCTCGTCTTTCGGCTGAAGACTTCACGAGAGACAGTGCGGAGCCCTACTACGATCAGGCACCCATAATAAGGAAAGAATCTTTAGCTAATGTCATTAGACCTTACTACGGAGAAAACTTAGACAGGGAAGTTAGGGAGGCTAGAAGAGCTAATTATGCTGTTGGAATGTCTACAGCCAAAAAAAGAATTGTAGACCCAATGTCTTACAGTAGAATATACGAGGATTTTCCTGTAGAATTGCAGGGGAGTGACAGGGCCTCATTTAGTTTACTTTCAGAAAAAGTAACGGGGCCTAATAAAACCGGACAGGAGAGGAGCAAAAAACGTTTTGAAAAAGCCAAGGACGAATTGTCTTCTAGCGACCCTGAAACGCGTGAAGGCGGCGAATGGTTTTTTAAAGTGAATTCATTAGACCCTGATATGGGGGATTCCTCCCCCGAATCAATGGTGCAACATGAACTAGGGCATGCCGCATACAGACCTGAATCTGCATCAGGGTTTGGGGATTTAGCCTACTCCAGAAGTAATACCCCATTCTATTTATTTAACGAAAAATTTTCTGGTCCTCCCGATAAGCAGGGCACATCTAAAACAGGAAGGCGGCACATACAAAAACCTTATGAAGTATTGCAAGCTGCGGGTCGATTCCAGAGAGAATTTTTCAAAGAAACAGGAGATAGGGTTAAACCGGGAGAGTTCACAGACTTAGTTTTAAGTAAGGAAAAACCAGATTATTTGTCACAAGAGGGGCAGCGTCTTCTAAATTATGCTAAGGACAGCATAGAAAGAATTGATGACATCTATGAGGAAGAGGCGGCCGAAGGAATAAAAGAGATTTTTCTTGAGAGGTTAGAGGCCATTCTACCTACTGTTGTAGAGGCGGAGAACCCCTCGTTAAACCAGAGGGCGGTTTAAAAAGTCCTTCTTAAATCATATTGGTACTATTCTTCTCAAGAATGGTACCAAGGGTAAATGGGGAGGACTTTTTAAGACAGCAAATGGCTATCGTTATTTTGGAGCGCCTGTCCCAGAGTCTTAATTGTAACCCGCTTCCTGTATCCTGTACCCTTTTCGTCTTTGGGTGGGTCGATTGCCACGAGTCCCAAACGCTGCCTAGCACAGTCAAGAGCAAGGAATGCGGCATCAGCCAAGTCGGGGCTCCTGCCAAACCTAGACTTGAACTCGATCTTGGATTCAATTTTCACCTTCAAGGAACCAGTCTTAATCATGTCGTAGTTCCTAGCGCACATCTCCTGAGCAAGATCGGAGCTAATCCCGTAGATCTGTTTAGTCCTCATAAGTTCCTTACCCACAAACCATAACTCAGATACACGGTTCACGTAGAGTTCTTCACCAGTAAGCTGGCTGTTCATAGACACACGCTTGTCAGAAGCCTTCCCACCAAACGTTACCCTCATGAAGTTGGGCGACCACTCCCCCGCCAAGACATCACAGAAAGGAGCGCCCGCACCAGTGGAGTCCACCGCCACATTCTCTGGTGACACCTTGTGCTTCTTACAATGCTCTACAATCTGACTAACAATCTGATATGTGCGCGGCACTGCCTTGTTAGTTGCATCATCGTTGAGGTGGATCATCTCCGTAAACTGGCACACGTATTGGCCGTTTCTCGCGTAGCCCACCTCCGCAATCGACAAGATGGTCCGGTCACCCCCGTTAGTGAAAGCGGGGTCAATACCCGCCACAACTGTTGGGGTGTTGGCCCAATCTACTTTGCCCATCGCCCCGCTGTTGGATAACTCAGACTCCGCATATATGCCCGTGGTCTCGTCACTATCAAAGAAAATCGCCCTGACCATTCGCATATAGCCCCGTGACTCTGCCCCTAGTAACAGTCTATCTTCCTCTAGCTTAGGTGCGGTTGGTAACCAAGGGTACTTAACTTCCCCCAATAATATATTTGGGCTCCTCTCACCATCGAGACGAATATACTTCCCTCCCCATTTCGTTTCCCACTCATCTGCACTCTGTATCTCTACTGAGTCCCACCCATTCTTTGGTTCTGACCACACCCCGAAAGCGTCAAACCGCGAGTTGGGGTTAGCCATCCCGATCATCTGGAAGTGGGGGTTCTTTGACAAGTTAGTCAGACCTGCATTGAGAATAGCCTCTGAGAGTTCAGACAACTCATCGCCAATCAGGATCACTCTCTTCTGTTTAATACCGATAAACTTACCTACCGCTTCCCGCGTCTTGGACTTCTCCGCAGCGATCAAAGATAGACCTGCTCGCTCGATAAGGTTCTCACGCTCATCGACATACGCCGCGTTCCCGATTGAATCCCGTATCTTGATTGGTGCTCCGTCAATCACTGACAAGAGCGAGATCACTGAACCCCAAATCCTTTTCCGTGCCTCACGTAACGTGGTGGAGGTCATAAGGATCAGGGTATCTCTGGGCTGGGATAACCAATTAACTATACCCCACGCAGCCATAGTGTGGGATTTACCTGACGAAGCCGACCCACCGACCGACAGGTATTTATTTTTTAGAGCAGCCCGTATCATCTGTTCTGCCCACGGATGCCGAACCATCATAGGCTCTGGCAAATCTTCATGGTTCCAAAGCTCGTCGCATATACGCCAGAAGTAATATTCTTTTGCCGTCACCTTGGGGTGGTGGGCGAAGCCGTAAAGTAAAGCAGTCAGCAGGCTAGTAGGTGGTATCAAAAGACCCCCTACATCCATCTTCTTAGAATCAGGGTCAATGCGTGGCTCTATAACACGCTTGCGTTTTGTGGGGTCTAAAGGCATGCTTAAATTAGATATACGTGATTTTGTTGTAGAATGGCAGACAAGAACGCAGGCAACACCGAAATTGTACAAAAAGCCTTAGACCTGAACGCGCAAGGCATGACCAACGCTGCTATTGGCAGACACCTTGGAGTACACCAAAACACCGTTCGTCGTTGGTTTCGTAAGCTAGGATTGCCTCCAAAGAAAGCAGGATTTAGTCTCCCCAAGCCTTCTGCCGACAAAGACGAGCTAAAAGAAAAACTGGAGGTCAAGCTCTCCGATATGACACAGCAGGCTGCGGCAGAAGCAAGGCTCGCCCAGTCGGAAGCAGAGGACAAAATCTTGTCGGAGATTGCAGAATCACAAAACTCTCCTGCTGATAAGTACCAGCACTATATCGCCGCCTCAGGGATTAAACTCCTGAGAGATAGTATGACTCATGTGCGCGGCCCGCGAACTATACGCGAGATGTCGGAGCTAGATCAGCTTATCCGACGCAACTTGGGCCTCAACGCTAAGACCGGCGGCGGTGCGAGTCGTATGCAAATAGACATTTCAATCCTTAATAACTCTACGGACGAGGACGGAAAGAAACGTGTTTCCGACAAACCCATCATCGACGTAGAGGACACCAAAGCCGATGACATGGGGTGACCGTTTTAGTATCGCTTTTGAAGGCCCAGACGACAAAGAAGGCCACTACGTTATCGCTCTCTTAGAAGAGCTGGAAGACGCATACATGGGCGTTATCCGACACCCCAATGGCCCACCAATAGCATGCTACAGCCACGAATTGTCTGCACATATACTGTCGGACAAGTGGCGTATGTCTAAGGCGTCGGCGTCTAATTTGATTGACTATCTAGCTCAAAACGTTAAAGGTGATGCCGCCCCAGCGTTCTTAAAGACCTAATGAGAGATGTTTGCAAATCGACAAGTGGTACTAAACCCTGTCGTATTAAAACGACACAAGTTGTTTGAGAACAAATTTCTGTACAGGTCTTCAATAGCAGAAGGGGTTTTTTGCAAAGTCATCCCCGCTACATGGAAAGAAATCTCCTATATAAAGCTGTTGGAGAAGGGAGTTGCCTACGAGGTTCCTTACGAGGGGGATGGACTGTTGATAAGAGACAGCGCCATGCCTAGATGAATACCGAAGAATTACTTGCGATACATGAGGAAACCTGCACCGCAGCGCAGGATATTATGCGCCGCAAGAACTCTGACTACACTGGCGGGTCCAAAGCCACAGATGCGCTGGCTAACTTCAAAGCATCTTTAGCCCTCAACCTGCACCCTGTAACCGGACTCCTGCTCCGTGTTCAGGACAAGATCATGAGGATACGGTCATTCGTGGCCGATGGGGAACTTCGCGTGATGAACGAATCTGTAGAGGATGCGTGTGATGACATTGTAAATTACGCCATCCTTTGCAAAGCACTGTTGCGGGAAGAAGCAGAAAACAAAAGTAAAGAGTAATGGAAGCTACGATTAAAGAAGCAAGAAAAACTGTGTGCGCTAGTGAATGCAAGGTATTGGCTAAATGGTTACAAGCGAGAGCAAAGCTAATCGAAGAGGGCCTTACCGATGACGAAAACACTCTAGCAGTACTTGGCCGGTATGTTGGTCGGATCAAAGCTGACGTAGACAAAGCTGGTTGGGTAGCGGAAGTGGAAGAACTAGAACACGCCGAGTGATAGTCGGT